CGGGACTTGCGTCTCGTGCAATAATGCACCCTTGCATTGGACTAGATATGGGCGAAACCCGATCGAGAGAAATTGTTATGCCTAATGTGGCTGGCTCCTTCTATAACAAATCAGAAGGGACCACAACCATATATACTAGGATTAACAATGGTTATAAACGGATAACGGATACCGTCGGTTTCAGAGAAACCGATAATCCGCTATCTATCGATCGGAAGGAGAACGAGGGTTTGTCTCTTACAGGTTCTCGTTTTAACGAGGACATGGAATTGACGCACTCATGGGACAATGTCCCGCGAGAGCTCCCTGTTTCCTTTGGTTTCATCTCAACTACTGATTCAGTAAGTAATGCCAAGATTAAGGGATTCAATATTACGAATCCCGGACGTCCTGAGATACTTCTGCCGGTCTTTCTGGCAGAGTTGAGAGACATTCCTAGGATGGTTCGACAGTTGGGTGACACCTTACGGTGGATAAACAACGGAATTCGTCGACCCCCTAACACTATAGCTTCCGGCCTTAATACGGCTAAGAAGGTGGCTGCTGACAACCTTGGTTATAACTTTGGTTGGGCACCACTATATAGTGATATTATGAAGATGGTTATGTTTCAAGACGCCGTCAGAAAACGGAGTCAAGAGCTTTCTCGTCTTCATAGTGGGAAAGGCCTAAAGCGGAGAATAACGCTTGAAGATAGATCTGACGTACAACGTAACCAGAGTGGGACCGTATGGTCTACACATGGCGTTGTGCTTACATATCCTTCTTCAGCGATTACGATTAATCGTACGTTACGTAGGTGGATGACCATTAGGTATCAACCGACGAGCGATTCTCCTCTTCCTGACCAGGATCTAGCGATTAGACTGATGCTTACCGGTATCACTCCGGGAGCTCTAGCATCTAATTTATGGGAAGCTATTCCTTGGACTTGGTTACTCGACTACTTCACTAATCTTGGTGATATAGTCGCTTCAACCAACAATTCTGCACACGTACGTGTGCAGTCTGCCTGCTTGATGACTCATTTGAGTTGGAAAGCAAGGGTTTCCCCTACGACTTGGACCTTCACTAGTCCGAACAGCGGTACAGTAGAACTGTCTCGCGGTTCGTTCATCCGTGAAACCAAATCTAGGAGCGTAGGAATGCCTACCTTTTCAATGCCAGAAATCGGCTTACCGCTGTTAAGCGGCAAGCAACTGTCTATCCTTGGCAGCTTAGCTGTAATGAGGATTGGCAAGTGATAAACCAATTCTCAAAACCAAACCCCAAGGATTGAACGACGATGTTTGCGAATACCCTTACCCTGACCATTAATGCCGTGGCTAAAACGTTGAACCGTATTAACCAGGACAACTATGGTTCCGAGTACCTTTTTAAGGACTCGGTCGAGAAGATCACCATGAAGATCCGTCACTCGACGGAAACTCAAGATGGCTTCCCCGTCAATCGACACAATGTCTTTGTTGAACATCGTGTCTATGCTACTCCAACTGCGTTGGAGAAGTATTTCTCGACGACGATCACTCTTCGTGATCGTGAAGGATCCGGCCCAGATGCGCTTCTTAAGACTTGGCAAGGTGTTTCTACACTTGTCTTGTCTCTTGATGACACTCTGGTGACCGGGGACAATTAGTCCTGAGTCTTATCAACTCATAGGGCATTCAATAACATCACTCGATATAGCTACCAATAAAGGAGGTCTATATGAAAAGCGAGTTACTAGTCGTTCGGGGCCTAGCCGAAGCGATCTTTAAAGATCTCTTCGAAATGTACCCATCCATCCAGCAAGGTTTGAGACGCGATCTCTCGCGTCTGCATAAAGCAGACCTTGTTTCAGGCTTACCGTTTTATACGATAACCCTGCCTTCTCTTGCTAAGTATTTACATACTAGCCTAGATGAGAAGGTCCTTGGTGCCGTTCGACCGCCCTATCTAGGAGCTAAGTCGAAGGTAGATCTTAGACCTACATTTCTTTTTGATCTGTGGTCTAAGGTCTTCAAGGAAGATGGAACGCTTAGTGACGAAGTTGATGTTAACGCTATTCTAGCTCTCAGGCAAGTTTTCCTGTTTGCAAAGAAGTTGCGTGTCGAGTGCGAAGAAAGGTATACAAATGACACCATTCTTCAATTTCGAGAGATTGAAAAATCTCTACCTCAACCCTGGGAGGATACGTGGAGTAGTGATACTCCTCGTTGGTCTCATCGTTATGGTCACCCCATCTGGGGCGTTCCTAACGTCGAGTACGGTCAGAGCGATATGCTCGAGCCCGATTCCCTGTCACGATATGATCTCGATCTTAACTGGGACGGATTTCGCAGATTCACTGCGAGAATTTGTTCTCAGTTTGGAGAGTTAGACATCTTTGGATTAAAACCCTATGATGTCGCAGATGCTAACGCATCAGATCCTTTCGTGTTACGTCCTAAGCACGGACCCGGTGCGATATCCGATAAGAGTGATTATGTCAAACATGATCACCTCTATTGGACACATCGCCTTGAATCCGTATTCCCTTATGACTGGTTTGGTTCATCAAATCTTGATGTTCCAGAGTACGTCATATATCGAGAGTTTCCGTCACGGCTTCATGCTGTGCCGAAGACTCAGTCTGGCCCTCGATTAATAGCAGCCGAGCCTACCGCGCATCAATGGATGCAAGGTGCGGTTCGTCGCTTTATTGAGGACGCTTGCGAAGCATCCATTCTGGGTGCTAGCATAGACTTTCGATCACAAGATCTCTCACGAGATTTTGCGAGGGAATCGTCGCATACTGGTAGTCATGCGACCGTTGACCTTTCTTCGGCCAGCGATCGCCTAACTTGTCGGTTGGTAGAGTATTGCTTCCAGTCAAACCGTAGTCTGCTGGATGCACTACACGCCTGCCGAACCAGGGTAGTAGCTATCTCAAAAGATGATGATAGTGATATCATCCTTCTTAGGAAGTTCGCTACTCAAGGATCGGCCGTTATCTTCCCCGTACAGACAATAGTCTATACAATGATTGCTGCTTGGGCTATTGCCCTGACCAGAAATCTGGAAGATGACTTCGATTCTATTGCAGGACTCATGAACCAGGTCCGAGTCTTCGGTGATGATATCATCATTCCGACAGACTCATATCCGGTACTAGTGAGGTTACTGACCTCACTGCTCCTGAAGGTTAATGCATCAAAATCGTTCGCTAACGGTAAATTCCGTGAATCGTGCGGTTTTGACGCTTACGATGGAGAAGACGTAACTCCAGCGTATATCCGTCAGGTATATGGTCCAGCCCCCGAGTCTCTTGAGAGTGTCGTGGAA